CCGAATAGAAGTTGGTCGCGGCGAACGGTAGGTACATGTCGTCGATCGCGACAAACAGGAAGTCCGGCCGGTTGCGCGGTTCGTTCCACGTCACCTTCATGTACTGTGCGCCGCCGAGCGGCACCTGCGTCAAGAGCTGCTCGAGCTCTGCGCGGAACTCAGGCGACTGCGTCGTGAGCTGCCAGTTCATGAAGTCGGTCTTGCGCTTGGCCTTCTTGACCTTGTCGCCTGACGGCTCGCCGGGGATGAAGTCCTTGACCGGACCCTGCGGTGGGAACAGTTCTTTGATCGCCCGCGCCGAGAAGTCGACGCAAGCCTCGGTCAGCATCGGGTGCACAACCTTGGTCGCGCCCTGGAACTGCGCGCCGCCTGGTGCGTCGTCGCCCAGGCCAGTGCGGCGCAGGCCCTCCTCGTACTGCTCGTCGCGCTTCTTGCGCGCCTGCTTGTCCTTGCCGACCACGTCGAGATAGGTGCGTGCGATCTCGGACAGCTCGCTCTCGGACATCGTCTCGGCCAGGTTGGCGTAGAAGTCATCGGAGCGTGCGTCGCCCTCGCCGTCGTCCATGCGCACGATCGCGCCGCCGTCTTCGGTGTCGATGACGCTATCGTCCTCGTCGTCGGGCAGCTCGATTATCTCGCCAGTAAGGATGTTCTCGTCTTCGTCCATGGCCTCGTCCTTCATACGGCGTAGGGATTTACCACCGGCTTAGGCGGCGGCGTTGTGATTTCGTCTTTGCGTGCTTGTACAGCATCAAGCAGTCGCTTGTCCATGCACAGTCGCAAGGCCTGCGTCGTGCTGTCCACAAAGTCGTCGTGCTTGATGCTGTTCGGCCCGGTGTAGCTGCACAGTTGGTGCAGCATCGGGTCGATCCAGTTGCGCGGCCGGCCGGGGTGCGACGCGCTCTCGGGCAGCCAGACCATCTTGCGTGCGAAGATCGGCGACACGATGTGCAGACGCGTCAGCTTGTCAGCTCGCCCTGGGTTGTATGCGTAGGCCTCGAGGCCCTCGCGCTCTAGCATCTGGCGCAGGCTGATGCCGCTGCCCTTGTCTTCGATCAGCAGGATGTCAGGCTTGCGCCCGGACGTGAGCGGCTTGCTCGATCCGAACATCGGCTTGATCAGCGCGTTGTCGTCGTCATCGCCGTACGCGATGTTCATCTCTTTCCTCACGCGCCGGATCAGGTCGGGCATGCCCAGATGCTCTTCCCAACAGTCGAGCAGCATGATGTTGTTGCGCTTCTCGTGATGGAACACGCCCCAGACTGTGCACGCCGTCGGGTCAGGGTCGCCCTTCTTCTTGTCGTATGTCTGTTCGGTGAACGCCGTGTCGAGCGACAGGATAACCAGGTCGAAGCGCGGCATCGGCTTGTCGTGCGGCCACAAGCGGAACTGGCTGCGCTTCACAATGCCGCTCTCTTCAGGATCGATCAACTCGCCGTACAGCTCCTGCCGGCCGAGCGTTGTGCCCTCGTACTGTTGAAGCTGGTCGAAGAAGCTGTCGGGCAGGTTCGTCTTGTTGTCGTACGTTGAGCCGGCCACAATCAACCGGCCGGCGTTCGGCGCGGTGAGCTTGCGGATGATGTCCTTGGGCCTGGGCGTTGTGGTCCACAGCACTTGCGGCTTGTCGCCCAGGCGCAGGCCCATCATGGCCATGTCCCACACGTCGTCGTACGGCCAGGCGGCCAGCTCGTCAGCCCAGATGCGCGTGTGCTGCGGGCCGCGTAAGCGCTCAGGCTTCTCAGCCGTGAAGCCGCGTATCAACGATACACCGCCTGTGCAGTTGAACATCTCGATCGTCATGTCGGTCTTGTTGTACGCCTTGATCAGCTCAGGCGGAATGATGTCGAGCAGCCCGTTCTCGAAGCAGGTGAACTTCACGTCCTGGTAGGTCGGCGCAATCACCGCGCTGTCGAACCCTGATGGATCCAGAAATACTTTCCGTGCCAGCCACTCTGCTCCGACGCGCGTCTTACCGTAACCGCGCCCTGCCAGATAGCCGCACTCGGTAAACTGCGGGTCTTTGCCTTGGAGCTTCGCCGCCACTTCAGGGACTTGATTAGGCCGCGCTGTCTTTCCCCAGCGCTTCTGCCAGACGAGGAAGCGTGCCTGCTTGTCATCGAGGCGCGACAGGACGGATGCATCAACGGTCACTTGCCTTCGGGTGTCTTGATCGCCAGGTCGGCCAGCTCTAGCATGAGCTCAGGCGACACGAGTGACACTTCGGCCTTGATGGTCTCGCCCGGTTTGTTGCCGACGTCGACCGTCTGCTTGTCGCCGTACTTCCCCGGGTTCCACTTAGCCAGGAGCTTCAGTCGGATCTCTGCGCGGTTGCGCGCCCAGGCAACACCTGCGCTGTCGATGCGGCTTGTTGTCTTGTTGCCTTCGCTGTCGAAATCGATCACGCGCTCAGGCTCTGCGTCGAGGATCTCCAACGCCTGCTCGGCTATGGCATCTGCACCCACGTCGCGCGCACGCGCATACGCGATGGCCAGACTTTCGTCTGCACGTATCCAATCCAGCCATGCAGTCGGATGCGGAAACTTCTCGGCCGATCGGCAAATAGCAGCGAGCGGCTCGCCGTTCGACAAGCGATGCAAGATCTCTTCAACCACTTCGGGTTTGCGTTTAGTCGGATATGGCATGTGCGTGCTCGCGATGCGTCCTCAAGCTTCCACTGAAGTTGCCTAGATAGCACCTCGAGCGACACATCTCAAGCCCATCCCTCAATCGACCCTGAATAACCATCCGCCCTGGCACGCGTGCGCTGCTCAGCCAACGTCAAGTTCGGCAGCAGCTTGTCATGCTTGAACGCCCAGCGGCACATCGAAGCCAGCAGCATGGCACTGCCGAGCTCTGACGACGTGTTCTTTGTGATCGGCGCCTGGTCACGCTCAAGCGATCGCACCTCGGCAACCTTCTCCACCTTCAGCTCAGGCTTGTCCACAGGCGTCGGTGGCAGCTCTCTTGCGATCACCTTGCGATAGCCGCGCACAAGCAGCACCGACACATGGACGCCATGCTTGCGACGCAGCGCCTTCACGATCGCCACATCATCAGCCACCGCCATCGTCAGCAGCTCAATATCGTTTCTCATCTCTTGCGTAAGTACCATGGTATGCTCCTCAAAAAACAAAATAATCGCCGTCGCGCTCACAACCAAGAGCGCCAACTGGAAACCATTTCTTAAGGGAACGAACCACGCTGTCCTCCCGCTTGTCCACGCCGCTGCTCGGCACCGGAAGCTTGGCTGCTGCTTGCGCAATCGCGTCGGCTATCAGCATCCGATCGCCAACAAGCCTGTTGGCCTCGAACACTTCCAGCAGCGCCTGCTTTGGGTACAGCGGCTTCGGGTTGGCAAACCACTGGCCTCTGTCAGCCAGACACGTCCGGCGCAATCCAGTAAAGCCACGCTCGACCTCAAAGCTATACGGCTTGCCGCAGCGCATGCACTGAGCAACAAAAACGAAATAAGCATCATCGCGCCACAGCCTGTAGCCAATCACTTCGAACTCTTGGTTCTGCTCTGGGAGCACGAGCAACGTGCCGATGGGCGGGAGCTCGTCAGCGTAACGAGTGTTGAACGCAGCTACTGCGTCTTGATTGGTGACGAGGTCACCGCTATGGTCCGAATAGGGCATCTTGATCTCCTTTGCAGATCGATGTTCAGGGCGATCCGGTTTCGCACAAACCGGGTCGCCCCATCATCTATACGAAATCCACCAATCCAGCAAATTAAAAAAAATCAGCAGCGCAGCAAACACAGCGCAGCGCACCCCAGCTCGTTGCAGCAAGAACAGCGTGGAGGGGTGGTATTTACATACCAACCCCCCTGCACCCCGCTGTTTTGCTGCATTTTCTCGCTTGCTGCAGCACGTGCAGCATGCCCTTGCAGCAACCTAAATGCTGCGCTGGCTAGTAATTGCTTGCATGGCTAAATGCTGGCTAGTGATCGCTTGCATATTTATTTTCATAGGGGGCTTGCAAGTATCTACTTGCGCTGTATAATGAGGCATCAAGCAAGCAAAGGAGACTACCAAAATGACTATTTTGAAACTCAACGGTAAGCAACACTTCATCAACGTGAACAGCGTTGAGATCGCCGAAGTCGGCGCAGGCCGCTTCGAAGTGACTTATGACAACGACCGCACCTTCCTTGTGTCGGGTGGCCTTAAAGCCGGTGGGTCGAGCCGCGACTGGTTCGTCAAGCACGAGCTGTTTTACGGCGACAACTGGCTGCCAGCCAACTCCATGATCGAAGCCATCAAGCTCGGCGCGCAATACTAACCACACACGAGGAAGGGGCTACTGAAATGGAACAAATGATATTTACCAAAAGCGACGGCGGTCGAGCAGCCGCAGGTTTCAAGGGCAACGCTGGCGACTGTGTTGCCCGCGCCGTAGCGATCGCATCCGGCAGACCATACGCCGAAGTTTATGCGGCGCTGGCGAAGGGCACTGGCGCTCAACGTGCCGGGAAATGCGGGAAGCGCCGCGCTAGTGCCCGCAACGGCATCAACACTACGCGCAAGTGGTTCAAAGATTACATGGCCAGCCTTGGTTTTGTTTGGGTGCCGACGATGACCATCGGTAGTGGCTGCAAGGTTCACTTAGCCAAGGGCGAACTGCCGATGGGCCGACTTGTAGTAAGCCTGTCCAAACACATGGCTGCGGTGATCGACGGCGCTATTCACGACACGCACGACCCGTCACGCATGGGCAGCGTTCTGGCGGCAGACGGGCAATGGCGGATGACTGCCCGCTGCGTTTACGGCTATTGGCTGTTGCCAACCAATGAACAGCACTAACAGGAGCACTATGACTATGACTGACAACTTAAGTTACGCCTGGCGCAACAAGCCTCTGGGCGACGTGATGCCGAAGAGCCGCCTGCTCGACAACCTCGAGCGCGCTGGCTACGTTACTGCGGGCGACGTGATGGACGTCGACGCAGAGACGCTGGCGGCTGACGTGAAGGGCGTGGGGCCCAAGCGCGCAGCTATGATCCGCGACGATGTCTTTGAGGACGCTAAGCTCATGGCGCGGCTGGGGGACGCTGAGATCGAGCGCGTCTACCCTAGCCGCCCGGTGAGCATCTACGGCGACGATAGCTTTGAGACGACGCCGTCGCTGAACGACACGCTCATGACGATCGCTGCACTGCTCGGCGTGGCGCTGGTGGTCTACATGCTCGCAAGGATGGTGCTATGACCAAGCCTGACCTAATCTGCCGGGACAACGTCCTGATGCCGGGCCAGCTCCAGTTCGTGCACCCTGAGACCGGCGCTCTGATCGCTACGGTCAACGCCAACACGCCTGAGGGCAAGTACACCGTCGCCGCCATGTTCATTGGCTTCGAGAAGGTGGGCTACAAGATCAAGGACGAGACGCACCTTGTCACAACGTCTGAGGGCGACGAGCTGCCGCAGGTGACGATATGACCGACATTGAACAAAAAGCACAAACGCTGGTGCGAGCGTGTTCTGTTTGCGGCGAGTGGAAATACGACCGCGACATTTACTCGCACGAAGCCCTATGCCGCGCCATTGAACAGCACGAAGCCTTTAAGCAAGAGGTAAGCGGGGTGATGACGTATATTAAGGCGCTCTACCCCACACTGCCAAGAAATTTTAACCGCTTCATCATTCCCAAGCCAAAGCCTGACCCGCTGGTGGAGGTGCTGGCCGAAGTTGATACGGGTAATGGTTGGGACGATGCAACAGATTACGCCCGACAAATCCACAAAGCACTAGCCGCCCGTGGGCTAGAGATAAGGGAGAAGGGGCAATGACTGATAAGACAGAAGCAATGGACAACCTGATTGCACAGGATGCAGACCTTATAGACGTTGCCTCTAAGGTTACGGAAGCAGATCGTGAAGTGCTTATTCGCATCAGCAATTCAGATGACGAAACCGCCAGTCGTATACATCGCGGACTGATATACACATGGGAAGTCGGAGAGCTTGCCCGTCACCGTCAGTATGGTTATGACCAAGGCTATTACGATGGATGCACCCGCCAGCTCACACAGAGCGATACGCTTGGCTTTGAGATAAGGGAAATGAACCCACCAGATAACGGCCAGTACTACACCGTTAAAGAGCTGGTGGATGGCACATCCGGCCCTGTGCGGTCGGCACTGCTGACGATGGAGAGCAGGATCTTGGCCTTGGAACACGACTTAGCAGAAGAGCGCGCCGCGTTGAAGCGCATCGCAAGCGGTTGGCCAAAGCCAATGCAACTGGCTCGCGAGACGCTCGAAAAGAAAAAGTGAATTATTTTGCACAAGGGGCTTGCAAGTATATGCTTGCAGGTTTACGGGTTACGTCATCAAGCAAGCACAAGAGGACACCGACATGATTGACTGGACCAAAGACGAACGCACCGCAGCACTGATGGCAGAAGCTGTAAGGCACTGCCTGGCTACCGACGAGCTGTCGCTCGAGCATGAGGCTCAGCTCGAGCTTATCCGCGACGAGTATCTTACCGACCGCTGGAACGACTATCGCAGCGAGGACACCGACGGCTTCGAAGATTGGCACGGCCAGCTAACGGTCGAGGAAGCCTTCCACGCTGCGTTCGACGCCGACAACGATGTGCGCGTTGGGTGATCGACATGCACAGCATCCCTCTTATCACCACACCCGTCCGCCAACTGGACGACAAGCTCTGGGCCATCTTCAGCAAGAAGGGC